GATGGCAAGGCATCTTCCCGCCACAGGGCGAGAAAGCAAAAAAGAAAGAGGAATCCAGTAAATTCAGAGGCTCATTCTAATGTTGACCAATAAAATCATAACCAAAAAATGCGTCCTGTGCGGATGCGATTTCGACACCGAGCAAATTACATTCTTGGATCGGGTAATATCATTCCAGACGCATTGCGATCCCTGCATCACGATTGCCACGGAAAAACGGGATATTGAGGAACAGCGGCAAAAGCTGGAGCAACGGGAAGCTGAATTTTGGGCGATGGTTCCCAAAATCTATCAGACCACCGACGAGAACCAAATTGCTCCGCAACTGAAAAAAGCTATCAGGGAATGGAAATACGGCCCAATCGGCCTCGGATTCAAAGGCCCAAGCGGTTCCCAAAAGACCAGAGCGTCCGTATTGCTGTTGCATTCTCTCCACAAAGGCGGCAGAAGCGTTTTCTACCTAAAGGCGACCAACCTCACCAAAAATGCACTTGAAGCGTTCTCAGACGACAAGGGAACGAAAAAACAGGCATTGGACGCTATGCGTCAAGCCACCGAGTGTCATGTTTTGCTGTTAGACGACATCGGCAAGGGCAGATTGTCGCCAAGTGCCGAGGAATCACTTTACGCTTTGCTCGACACGCGAACAGAAAATATGCTACCTACGATTTGGACAACCAATGCCGACAGTTCACAACTGCACGATATGATGTCCGAAGACCGAGGCGATGCAATTATGCGCCGACTCGTTGAATTCAGTAAAATAATCACCATCCAATAAATATGACAGCACCAGAAACAAACCAAGAAATACAATCATACAGCCAATTCGTTCAGAATCTGTGCAAGTCCGGAACTGACATTCTAAATCAACTTCAATGCCATGAAGCGCATCTTGTTCACATGGCGATGGGTGTTTCCGGCGAAGCTGGGGAATTACTCGACGCGATAAAAAAAGCGACGATCTACCGAAAGACGCTCGACAAAGAAAATGTTATCGAGGAATGCGGAGATATTCTGTTTTTCGTCCAAGGAATCTTGAATTATTACTGCCTCACTCTTGATGATGCGGTAGAACAGAACCGAGAGAAACTTTCTAAGCGGTATTCCGCCGGAAAATACAGCAACGAGCAAGCTCAACAACGCGCAGACAAAAAAGACCTATGAGATTTCATATTCTTGGATTACCGCACACAGTTACCAGCAAGGAATTCGTAGCGTGTGCTTATACGCAGAAAGTTCTTAAATTCGGGAAAATGATGAAGAATCTTGGCCATGAGATCATTCATTACGGCCACGAAGATTCCGACCTAATTTGCGATGAACATGTGACTGTTCTCACAAACGAGGACTTCCGAATCAGCTACGGATCGCACGATTGGAAGAAAACATTCTTCAAATTTGATACTGGCGACCATGCGTATCAAACCTTCTACGCCAATGCGATTCGGGAAATTGCAAAACGCAAACAGCCGCATGACTTCATTCTTCCTTTTTGGGGATCAGGAGTCCGGCCAATTTGCGACGCTCACAATGATTTGATCGTTGTTGAGCCGGGAATCGGTTATGCAGGAGGGCATTGGGCAAGGTGGAAAATCTTTGAGTCCTACGCCATTTATCACGCTTACTGCGGATTGGAGTCTGTTGGAACCTGCCGACAAGACTGGTATGAAGTTGTTATTCCGAACTATTTCGACAAAGAGGATTTTGAATACAAGGAAACTAAAGGCGACTACTACCTATATCTCGGCAGGGTATATGGCGGCAAAGGTTGCGAGATAGCTTTTCAAGCGGCGAAACTCGCTAATGTAAAACTGATCGTAGCCGGACAAATTGAAAACGGATACAACATTCCTGATCATGTCGAATATGTTGGCTACGCTGATTCCGAGAAAAGAAAACAACTAATGAGCAACGCAAAAGCGTCTCTCATTCCATCGCAGTATGTTGAGCCGTTCGGCGGTGTTCAGATTGAAAACTTGTTCTGCGGCACTCCAACGATAACGACAGATTGGGGAAGTTTCGCGGAAAACAATCTTCACGGAATTACTGGTTATCGTTGCCGAACAATGGGCGATTTCGTTGAAGCGATTGACTGCATCGAACACAATACGATCAAGCCAGAGAATTGCCGGACATGGGCCAAGAATTTCTCTTTGGATTCCGTTGGTAAGCTCTACGAGAAATACTTCAAAGATGTTCTGGATGTTTATACTGGCAAAGGCTGGTATTCCGATTGCAACAGCATAACCGCATTAAAGAAAATCTATCCCTGATGCCTTTCTCTTCATCAACTTTTGATTCAGTTCTGTCGTGTCATCTTACTCGTATCGCGCCGAAATCTATTTTGGATGTAGGCGCAGGAGCGGGGAAATATGGCAAAATGGTAAAAGAGATTCTTCCGGATTGCAGAATAGAAGGAATCGAGCCTACAAAGCAATATATTGAAGATTACAAGTTGACCGAGTGTTATGCAGAAATTCATCCGGTTACATTGCGACAATATTGCTCCAGCAATTCGACAGCGAGGCACGATCTTGTTCTTTTCGGAGATGTTCTGGAGCATTTCTTCCGTTCAGAGGCAATAGACTACATTGACTATTTCCTGTATCGTTCTGAATGGGTTTTCGTGATATGGCCAACAATGATGCCGCAAGATGATGTCGGGGGAAATTCCTACGAGATTCACAAAAGCAATTTCGGGATTTCAGACTTAACTGGCAAATTCGATGTCCATTATTACCGAAAGCAATTCGGATGGTTTCATTGGAATAATCCTGAAATGACGCATTGCGAATACAACTACGCCGCAATGCGAGGGTATGTGACTAAAAGGAATGTCTCTTTGTGAAAAAGATTCTTTTCTTCACGCAAAATCGCTGGGCATTCGGCTCAATTCACCACGGACTGGCAAAAGAGTTGTGGAAACATGGGCATTACGCGAATTTACTGGATTGGACAGTTGATTACGGAGCAGAAGAATTCAAATTGTTGCGGGATTCCTACGATGTTTTCGTAACGATGCCGGACGCGGTTCTTGCGCTTCATTACAAGTATGGAGTCGAACTTGAACGCATCGTCACCATAGCGCACGGCCAATGGGACATTCTGCTGGCAAAACAACAAGCGGATCAAGACTTCTATCCGAAGCTAAAAGGATTCGGAGTTATCAGCCAAGTCCTGAAAAATAAGTGCGCCGAATGGCAAATATCAAGAGTTCCTGACATCGTAGAGCTTGGCATTCACACCGAGATATACGATGCGCCAATATCAGACAGCTTGCGAGTTGTTGGTTACGCCGGAAGCGGAGAAACAAAAAACTGGTTCGGCCAAGAAATCAAAAGACCAAAACTTGCGGAACTCGTCGTAGAAAAGAGCGGTTTAGAATGGAAACGCCACCACTTCTACAACCATCTTGCAATGCCCGGATACTACAAACTGGTGGATGCGGTCATAATGAGCAGTATCGAAGAGGCTGGAGGGCTTCCAATGATGGAATGCGCGGCATCTGGAAGGTTGCCGATAGGAACTCCCGTAGGATATTTTGAGCATAACGCTCCGAACGGCGGAGGAATACTTGTTCCTTTAGATGAGCATGATTTCGTGACAATTACGGAATGCATACTGCATGACTACAAAATGAATCCCGTATTCTACCGGAAAAAATGTGAGGAAATTAAAGATTTTGCTGTGAAAAATTATGATTGGAGTGTAAAGATCCAAAATTGGATCGATATACTCTGTCAATGAATAAATTTCCGAACTGCGAAGATTTCCTCATTAAGGAATTGCTTGGTGAAATGATCAAAGTTTCTTATTTTGATGCCATTGAGACTAAAAAATATAAAAGCAAATACAAGCAATCTATTATTGACTCTGACAAACAATCAGCACTTGATTGGTTTGCTGGCAAAAAAGAATCTCCTTTCCCTTTCGTAGATATTTGTTTGACTGTTGGAGTTGAACCAATGGTAATAATTGAATCAATAAATAAAAAACATGAAGCCATATCCAAACTGGACTTGTGAGTCCTGCGGAACAAAACACGGAACCAAACAACGCTCTCTCTGCTGTTGGCATTACGGCAAATGCGATGTCTGCGAAAAGAACGCTGAAGTCACTCAGCCAAGAGATTTCGGGCATTTCAAAAATTGGTTTAAGAAAGATAAGAAATGAGCGACCGACCAACACCAGAGACGGATGAACTGATGTCTTTCAGAGAAGGATTCGGGGCAACAAATTATGAATGGGCTTTGCATTCCCGCCGACTTGAACGAGAACGCGACGAGGCGCGGAAAACTGCCGAGCGTTACAGGTTAGAAGCTAACGCAATGATGCTCCAGAGGGATGAAGCGATTTCAAAATTATGACACTACTTGAAAAGGCATCTAACTTCGCCAAGAGCGCAATCGTTTTCGTTAAAGCCGGAATGCCATGCGCTGATGAAGCTGAAATCGCCAGACGCCTACGCATCTGCTCCGACTGCCCGAACTTCGATCCTGAAGGATACAAGAACATGGGAAAATGCGAGGTCTGCGGTTGCAATATGGAAATAAAAACCATCATGGCTACCGAAACCTGCCCACAAAATAGATGGGAAGAATCACAATATGACTGATGCCCCAACCGATACCGAAATCGCTCTCACGGTCGCAGGAACAATCTGCGTAATGACGATCAAACAACTTCTCAACGATTACGAAAATCTTGCCGCCAAACATGGCATCATTCCTTCCCCGAATATGCAATCGGCAATCGAATCAACAATCACCAACATGACATCAATCTTCGCCTCAAATCCGAACCTCAGCGAAATCTTTGAAACCATGCTGAACGATGTCACCGAGCATTACGAAAACTCAAAAATTCGGGCGAACTAATAGCCAATACAGGGGATAGATAAGGGGATTTTCGGTGAACATGTCAAGAATATAATTGACAACACCAAAAAACCTAAATAACCTGTTGAAACTACATTCATTGCTAATCAATACATACCAACAAGTTAAAAAATATCCGGTGAACAATCAATAGTGAACTTGAAAAGAAAAAAACCTCTACGCTCCAAAAGCGGTTCTTTGCAAAGAAAAACGAAACTCGCTCCGTTCGCGGAGAAATTGCGGAATCGCTTGATCGAATATGGCAAGATACGCAAGGACTATTTGCTGAATAAAAGCTATACTTGCGAGGTCTGCGGAAACGCTGGAGACCAGATTCATCACAAAGCAAAACGAGGAAAGAATCTGTGCGCTATTGAAACCTTTCTCTGTGTCTGCGCTCTCTGCCATCGGAAAATCCATGACAACCCGAAATGGGCTAGAGAAAATGGGTATCTCATCTACGAATTCAAGTAATGCCACCGCTCAACAACAAACTGCATGAGAAGTTCGCTTGGCTTGTAGCTGAAGGCGATTCGCACACCGAGGCATATCGGAAGATCAATCCTCATGTTGCCTCGCCTCGCGTTCTTGCCCACAAGGTTTACCACAGAGCAGATGTCAAGAGCCGCATCGCTGAAATTCGTCAGGAGGTTGCCACTCGCTCAATTATCTCCATTTCCAGAAAACGAGAGATTCTTCGCCAGATGGTCGAAGGCACATTCCCAACCAAAGTTGTTCGCAACCCAAACGGAGGAATGGTTGCGGTATTTGACCGCTTGGCCGCACTTAACATGGACGCGAAGATTGCAGGCGAATTTGCGCCAGAGCGGCATGAAATCGTTGCCAATGATCTACGCCTAACCTTCAAGATTAAGGGAAGGAATACGAATGCTCCGGAGGATAGCGACATTATGGAAGCCGAGATCGTTGAAACCAAAACAGACGATATTCCGCAGATTGAAGATGCGCCAGAAGATGAATTCTTTGGAACAGAAGCCGACCTATCTAACTTTGAGAATGCTCCAGCCGATCCGGGCCAACCTCAACTCGACACGCTATGATCCGGCCAACATCCCGCACAGTTGAAGCGGCAATCAACATTTCCACCAAAGTTCGCAAGGCTGTTGAGTCCGACGAGAAGATGGGAATGCTCTATGCGGCTGAACTTATCCTGCAAGAAGGCACAAAGAACCCGCCAAAAGAAATTGAACTGAACGAGAACCTGTCTCGGCAAATCATTCTTCAATTCGTTCAGAGCCTGCTCGACAAAGATCAGTTTGAAGCCAGCGCAACGATCCTGTGGGGTCCGGATGTCTATGATTGGCGTCCCCGCTCCAGCCGCGACACATGGCGATGCCTGTTCGACCACGATCTTGTTCTTGTTCAGGGTGCGGGTGCCATGGGCAAGACATTCGGAGCGGCGGCATGGTTCTATCTGGATTGGTTCCGCGATCCGTTCTACACCAACATAAAAGTTATTTCGCTAACCCGCGAACACGCCGAAAGGAACATCTTTGCAAGCATTAAGAACTTTCACCGGATGGCTCTCGTTAAACCGGAGTTTCACAGGGCTGATGAACTCGTTACGAGCATTCAAGCATCAACGGACGCCAAGCAAGGCATCCACCTCGTCGCCATCCCGAAAGGCGAAAGTGGCCACGGAACCTTGCGCGGATTCCACCCAACGCCACGCTTCACAGCGGCACACTCAAAATGGGGAAGGCTATCCCGAACCCATGTTATTCTTGACGAGGCCGAGGAGGTGCCTGCTGGAGTATGGGAAGGCGTCAACAACATTATTTCAACTTCGGATGTTAATGAATGCCGTGGCCGAATCAAAATCTTCGGTGCCAGTAACCCAAAAGACCGCACAAGCGACTTCGGCCAGCGTTGCGAACCTGTCAACGGATGGGGATCAATCGACTGCGAGGAGGATTTTGAGTGGGAATCCAAAGAAGGCTACCATGTCCTGCGACTCGACGCCGCACGATGCGAGAATGTCGTAGAGCAAAAGATCGTTTACGCCGGACTCCAAACCTATCAGGGCTATATGGGCTATATGTCCCGTGGCCGCACAGCAGAGGCGATGACGATGGCCAGAGGATGGTTCCCCGAGGAGGGTCAGGCGATGATGATTATCACGCCTGCAATGATGAACAATGCCATGGGCAACCTGCGGTTCATTGGCCCAGTTGTGCCGCTGGCTGGCTTCGACTTGGCACTTGAAGGCAACGATCAGGTAATATGCTCCTACGGACGCTTCGGGCTATCTGACGGCTGGACTGATCAGGCCAATCAGTTTCACGCATTCAAATCACCGCGAACCGCACTTCAACTCGACTCGCAGATTCCATTCCCGAAGAAAGCCACGCTGGAGCAAACCAACGCAATTATCAAATTCTGCAAGGCAATGAAGATTAAACCGAATTGGCTTGCGGTTGACCGGACGGGTAACGGGTCGGGCATTCACGATTCGCTTTGCACTCTGTATGGGCCAGAAGTCTTGGGAATCAATTACTCTTGGGCGGCATCCGAGACTCGCATTCTTGGTGAGGACAGCAAGCAAGCCAACGAGCTATACAGCGGGGTTGTGACTGAACTGCTGTTTGGCCTGTCAAAATACTTGGAATTTGAATATCTCAAAATCAGTCCGGGATTCCGTAACGAACAACTCGTCCGCCAAGCAACGGGACGCAGATATAAACAGGTCGGTCAGGGAATGGTTCGCGTTGAAAGCAAAGGAGACTACTGCAAAAGAACTCGCCTTCACAGTCCAGATTCTC